TTCCACTGTTAACATGGAGCGTAAGGCAAACGGTGAAGAGGAAATTGCCGCGCAGTGGGCAGATGCGCCGGGTAATCCACAGCTCATTCAAGTGTTCATGGCAGAATCAGGACTCGGTCAGCCAGAACAACAACCGGGGCAAGAAGGCGAAGACCCGAATGCACAAGCAGATGTTCAGCAACAACAAGCCGACGATGCGCATGAGAAGGGCAAGGAAAACTCTGATGACGCACATGAGAAGGCGAAAGAGACTTCGGACGATGACCACGACAAACAGCTGGAAGTCATGGATAAAGAACATGACCAAGCCAAAGAGATGGAACAGCTGAAGCACAAGAATAGCCTGCAACTGGAGAAGGTCAAAGCGGCGAACAAACCGAAGCCAAAACCACCCGGAAGTAAAGCACCGCTGAAGAAGTCACTGACTTCCGAAGACGAAGTCGTCATCGAACTGGACTGGAGTAAATACTAATCGACTGGAGCTGATGAGCATGGAAAGTGTGAACACGGTATTTTTCTTTATCGATCTGGGAAATCACGTCGAAGGCGACCTTCCCGAAGACTTCGAACTGGTACACGATAAGTTACAGTTATCGCTTGGCGTCCCGGATAAGGACTTCAAAGTGTTCACAGACGTGCTCCGGCGTAATGGTATTACGTACACAGTCATTCCGGCAGGTGCTGTGAAGATAGCGCCGCAGGAAACCCATATCGGATATGAGGATGATCATTATGAAGGTGAAAATTAAGCTTCCGAAGGACATAGCGGCGCACCCAGATGCACCCGATATTGCAGAACACCTGCTATATGCCGCTCAGCTTCCTGACACCATCGACACTTCGGTAGGGACTGGCGACGAACATAACATGTGGGAGCCAAACCACGAACCATTGCTCGGTCAGCTGGAAGATGACATCTATGCACAGCTGGAAGCGGGGAACACGGCGATGATGGCGGAAATCTTCATCGCCCTAGACCTGCCCTTGCCAGCCATGGAAAAGAGCTTCGGAAGTGGACTAATCAAGGCACAGGGTAAAAAGCCCACGCTTCGAGAGATGATCGACATCAACCGGGCGAAGCGGGACAAGTTCATCCAGTACCTGAAGGACATGAACCCATTCAAGAAAGCTGACCTTGCCAAGATCGATAAGCTACTTAAGACGAAGCTTCCGAACTACGCCAAGATATCCGAAGACTTAGCGGTTCGTGCAGGCTTCATTGCGAAAGCACGTTCCGAAGCCGACGAACTGCACCTGACTACAGTAGGCGCAGTCATTGACCGGGTGCCGCAGACGATAGCGCTGGCTGAAAAGCTGGATGTCGTGCTGACGCTGAAGGAGCGTGACCGCTTAGAAGATAACGGAATTACGACCCGCATAGCACCACTGACACCGCAGGAGACAAGAGCGGTTACTATTGCCAGCCATCATGCCGCTGATAAGATGACCGAAGTAAGCGACCGCCACCGCTCCGGCGTCAAGCAGACCATCCTGCGAGCGCAGAAGGAACGCTGGGAACCGCAGAAGCTTTCCGAAGAGCTGTATGACCAGTACGGCGACCAGAACCGCGACTGGCGCAGGGTAGCAATCACAGAAAGCGCGATGGCGGCAAGTGATGCCTTCGTAGCAGGCTGTGAAGAAGGTCAGCGTGTCATTGGCATGGGAAGCCACAACGCCTGCAAATACTGCAAGCAGTATGTCATCGGCAAGGAGTTCACGGTGTTAGCTAATCCACCTGAAAAGGACACGTATACCACGGACATGAAGCATATGTGGGTAGGAAAATCCAACTACGGTCGGAAGGTGGCTGAGTATATACCTTGTGTCCCGGTTCACGTTTTGTGTCGCTGTAGGCTCCACAAAGTAAGCCGCTTCTATGAGACCCAGCCAGACGGTCAGCTGAAACTGAAGACAACAGCCCAGCTGATACAGGAAGAACGTGCCAGACTGGGACTAGCGCCTGACCCAAATCTCATGTAGAATACAAGTATGAACAAACGTGAACAAATAAGGAGCTGGTAAAGGTGGAATACAAACAACATCGGTATATTATTGCGGTCATCCCTGTGAAGAGCGCTGAAGAAGAGCGGCAAGTCGTAGCGGCATTTACACCTGAGACGATTTACACCAGAAGACACGTCACTTACCCGGTTGACGCGATGACAAATCCTACTGACTTGGTACGCCATCATGTTGCTACAGGCTATGAGTATATCCGCGATAATTTGTATAAAAACGATATCATGGACACGCTGATGAAAACCGCTTTTATCAACCAGCCATTACAGCGATTCGAAGGGGAGCTAAGCCAATGAAAAAACTAACTGCCGCAGAAATATACAGCATTCAAGAGCTAATCGACAGCATCGTTGAAAAGGAAGGCTTCCCAGTGTTCCGCCATATGCTGGTACAGCATGGCGTGGCGACAAAGGAGCAACTGAAGAAGCTGGAGAAAGACGGCTACTTGATCGAATACCCAGTCACCCAAAAAGGTGCAGTCATGGTCTGCTATTACACGCCGGGCAAAGTGCCTGCCAAAGTCGCAGAGCGTGAAGCTCAGCTGGTAGCTTACATGGAAGCCGAAAATGCAAGACAAGCCTTCGAAGCATCCAAGGAGCTGGAAACCCTAGGAGCGGAGTGATTGACTAATGGCTAAGTTACCAACAAACCACGAAGATGTGCATAAAGACCTGCCTGCTGGCGGTAAATGGGTGACCCTTCGCGGTCACCATATTTATATCAAGGACGGCAAGATACTAGCTGGTGCCCAAGCAACGGTCTTCCCGACTGGTTATTACAAGCCGATGCTACAAAGTGACATCAAGCACCATCAAGAGAAGATGGACGCCGGGACGAAAGGCTATCCGAAGCCCGAACTTAAGCCTTCCGAAGACGGAAAGCCAGCACCTGAGATGCCAAAAGGCAAGAAGGTATTCGTCGGTGAGCATAACGGGAAGAAGTTCAAACGGACGTCAGCCAGCCCTTATACACATGCGGTGATTGGCGTCGACAAAGAAACAGGACAGCCAAGTCCATTCTCCTTCCACTCAGGCGAACACCTAGCAGAGAAAGCGAAGAACGGTACAGCGGCAAAAGAATGGGCGGACTATTACAACCTTGACCTGCACCATGTACCTGTATCGGTCGAGCAGACACCAAAGCAGGCGGCGAAAGCAGGGAAAGATCAAGCCAGAGCCAAAGCAAAGGAAGAAGCCCAAGCGCACGCGAAAGCCAATCCACCGCAGAAGGAAGCGGCTGACGAAGCCATTCCTGTGAAGAAGGATGTCGGCGGCGTGGAAGTCCTGTCCGCTAAGAAGAGCGGCGGCGGCATTATCATGCGAATCAAGACCAAAGACGGCAAAGAGCGCAAGCTTAGATTCGCTGGCTCTCAGGAGAGCAATGGGAAACACATCGATATCACGATGAATCCAATGCGGATAAATGCTAAAGGCAAAGAAGTCGAAGGCGCTTCGGTAGGCTACCGCATCGACAGCAATTACGAGCGGGAGATAGGAAAAGGGCTTCCGAAGGCTACGTACGGCGCTGAGCTAGAAGACTACATGAAAGACCTGATCAAAGAGCATCACGGATTCACAACCACTAAAACCGATAACGAGAAGCAAACATCTAAGAAACCAGCATCCAAGAAGGCTTCCGAAGCCAAAGGAGCTGTGAAAGAAGATGACAAGAAAACAAAGAAGAAGCCTATCCTTACTATCAGCGGCACTGATAACACTGGCAGTAGCAAGCGCAAGCCAACCGCTAAGCCAACAGCCAGCACTGATGCCGGACAAGCTAAAGCTAAACCTGCCAAACCTGCCACAAAACAAAAAGCGGAAGTAAAGGAGGAAAAGCCAAGTGGAAGAAAGAAAAGCGATGATAATGGGAAGAGCGCAAGCACTAGCACAAGTACTAAGCCCGGAAAGCCTGCACGAAGCCCAGCAGTGGGTGATGATGCACTCGGAGGAGCTAAGAAACCAAGAGCTGGCGGAAGAAAACCGAAGGCTGAAAGCAATGAAGGAGCTGGAAAAGCAGTTCCAAAGCCAACCGCTAAACCTGCAAAGCCTTCCGAAGCAAAAACACCCGCACCAGCCGTTAAGCCAAAAGAAGCTAAACCAAAGGCACCAAAGAAAGAAAGCGGCAAAGCAGACAAGAAAACAACAAAGACTACACCAGCGGTAGCCGACATTCGTTCCGAAGCCCAAGAAGGCAGACAGACCGCCTATGACGTAGGCGACAAAGTCGGCGGTGCTCGGAAGGATACGTTCCAGAAGAACTTCAGTGACGCGCCGACTTCGCAGAACCTTGAAGCACTGGAGCAGGTAGCGCCGGAAGTAGCACAGAAGATGTGCGTGAAGAAAAACATCCTGCCGCCAGTCGACTTCGAAAGCGAGTACAAGAACGGCACCGAAATCAAAGCGGCAGTGCTGAAGCAATTGATATACGACCGAATCGCTCCGAAGCCCGCAGGCGACACACCAGAAGACCGCAAAGCATACTTAAATGGGATCACCCAATTGCATCGCATACTTACGCCTATCAAGTCATGGGAGAACATTCGGAGCGCGGTTTCAGAGCTTGGATCGATTGCAAGTGCAGGCAGTGGGTTAGACAGCGCAAAACGTTCACTTGCCAACGCTGGTAAGAACGGCAACACCTACACCAATACCGAGTATTATCAGAACCGTATCGATAAAGGGGAAGCGGCGAAGAAGATTCTGGACTTCGAAGCGCTGGGTGAGAAGCTAAACAACTTCTTTACGAAGGGCGATGCCAGAGTTCGGACGTTCCAGACCATTCATGACAAGAAGCTGGACTGGGGCACGTATTTCAAGCCTACCGATGAAACAGACGCTTCCGAAGGCAGAACATCAACCCGTGGCGCTGGGAAGAAGAAGTGGGAGCGTATGACCGTCAGCGAGCATCAGCGCACAGGCGGCAAAGCAACGCCAGTTAAAAAGCCGGAAGACATGGTGAAGCACTTCGGAATGAAAGGTGTAGAGTTCGGTAACTGGGTGGACGATGCTTCAGGCATGTTCCACTTGAAACGCTCAGCTGAAGCCTTCCATGACCTTGCTGACGTACTCGGTATCGATGACAAGCACATCTCACTCAATGGACGTTTGTCGATGGCATACGGTGCCCGTGGTAAAGCGGGAGCGGCGGCACACTATGAGCCGGAGCGTAAAGTCATCAACATGACCAAACACGGCGGCGCTGGATCGCTTGCTCATGAGTGGGGGCATGCACTGGATAACGTCATGTACAGCTATTCGCATGGAAGTGCTGGTAACCTGTCACTGGCATCTGATATGCCGACAGCCATGGGCGACAAAGACCCAGAGCTTAAGCAGAAATACCAGAACCTGATGGACGCCATTCGGAAGCCTGCACCGGGTGACAGCGGCGGCACCCGTAAGATCGACTACGACACCGAGAAGAATCAGCCGGGACAATACTACCCAGAGATGCGCCGGGACATTGAAGGCGGCATGAGTCCGCAGGATGTCATTACGAAGTGGGCAGACAAACACCAGCGTAACTTTGATGCCAGCATGCGGTCACTGGACTCCATGCGCGGGCGTTTCGATTCGAAGTCACTGGATAAGCGAGTTCAGAAGGCGCAACGTGAGCTAAGCGCAAACCTTAAGTCTCTTCCGCATATGGTCGCTCAGGAACTTCGGTACAAACAAAACGGTCGCGGCGGCGCACACATCAAAGGCACCTTCGAAGTCCCAACAGGTCAGAGCGAGTACATGACCCGGATGCAGGAGTTCGACGGAAGCGGCAAGCCGTATTACGCCCAAGGCGCTGAGATGTTCGCCCGTGTATTCGAATCCCTGATGGAAGACAAGCTTACGAAGGCTGGACGCAAAAACAACTATCTCGTATGGGATACGAAGACCAGCGGCGGTCAGAAGGACAAGCCATTCCCGGTAGGTGCAGAGCGTGAGCATATGCATAAGGCAATGGATGAACTGCTGACGCACATCGCCAAGAACAAAGCGCTGGAGAAGGCGCTGGAATTCGATCTTCGGAAGGCTGTTTCCGGCATTGACTATGAAGCCCGTTTAGCGGCTATGAGAGAGCGCCGCATCGGAGAGCCAACGAAGCGATTTGCCTACAGCGTGCCGCAGACCGAAGGCGTCTTTTACATTCCAGTCAACCGCCTAAACATGGTCTACCAAACCGACCAAGCGACGAACTGGGATAAGGTAAAGGAGAACATGGACAAGATGCAGGCAGGCGAGCATCTGGAACCTGTAGTCATCGGACTCGACCATGATGTGCATGATGGACATCACCGCTGGCTGGCGGCAAAGGCGCTCGGTCATACGCATGTACCTTGTGTAATCGGTGCAGTCGATGGTATGGACAAGGCGCAGGCGGAAGACCGCTATGCTGAGCTATGGAAGAGTTTTAACCCTTCCGAAGCCCGTGATAAGGATGGCAAGTGGACTGGCGGCGGTATGGTCTACCATACGACAGATAATCCGAACTTCATCCATGACCCAAGCTTCAGCAACAAACAGCAGGAGATGGGGCGCGGTTTGTACGTATCGCCGGGGCATAACCTGCTCTACTGGCACAAAGCTCTGCAAGACGATTCAGGCAATCGCCGGAAGTATGTCATTCCTATCGACACTTCGAAGGCTAACATTGTGCATGCCAGCGACATTCCAGATGCCATGAAGCGACAGCGCGACCTGATCGAACACTATGGCGGCGACCGTAAACGGGCACTGCATGCTATCGAAGGCGAAGTACCAACAGGCGACACCTTTGGATCAGAGCCGTTTCACATCGGGACAATGCGAGCATGGGCGAAAGCCAAAGGATACCATGGCATAGCAACCGATGACGGTACCGAAGGCTCCCAAGCGATGCTATTCGATGACAGCCAAGTGAGCTATCACCCAGCGATGGACATCGACGACTTTATCAGTAAACAGCGCCATGGACTGCTGAAATCAGTCTTCGGAAGGCTGGCACTGATGAAGGGCTACGACCCAAAGGAGAAGCGGGATGCTGATGGTAAGTGGACAAGCGGC